CGGCAGCGCACTATAGCCATGAGTTCCGCTCAGGAAACTGGGCGCTGCCGTCGTTCTCGGTCGAAACCGGGATGCCCGAGGTGCCGCGCTATGCGATGTATTCCGGCTGTATGGTCGATAGCCTGAACTGGCAGATGGCGCGCTCTGGGCTGCTGACGGCCACGACCAGCATTGTGGCGCAGGGCGAGACCATCGCGACGAGCAACGCGGCAGGCACGCCCGCAAACATCGCGCTGAAACGCTTCGGGCATTTCAACGGAGCGATCACCCGGAATGGGGCGAACATCGGTAACGTGGTCTCCGCCGACCTGACCTATGCCAACAACCTCGACCGCATCGAGACGATCCGGGCCGACGGCAAGATCGATGGCGCAGACCCGTCCATTGCGGCCCTGACCGGCAATGTCGTTGTCCGCTTCGCTGATCAGACGCTGGTGCAACAGGCGATCAACGGCGAGGCCTGCGAGCTTGAGTTCTCCTACACGCTGGCAACCGGCGAGAGCCTGACCGTTACGGCCCACGCTGTTTACCTTCCACGCCCGCGGATCGAGATCTCGGGCCCGCAAGGTGTACAGGCCACCTTTGATTGGCAGGCGGCCAGCGATCCCGTCGTGGGCCGGATGTGCACCGTCACCCTGACCAACGCCCGCGAGGTTTACTGACCATGTTGCGATTGAATCTCTCTACTGAGCCGCGCTGGCTCGACTTGGGTCATGGCGTTCGCCTGCTGGTGGAGCCGCTGACCACCGCCATCATGTTGGCCGCACGGAGCGATCCGACGATCATCGCAGCAGCAGCAGATTCTGGAGGCAGCGCCTCCAACGATGACCTCGCGCGCATCGTGGCCAAGGCCGTTGCCCGCATCGTCGTGAAGGATTGGGAAGGCGTGGGCGATGAAGACGGCAAGCCACTGCCTCTCACGCCCGAGGGCATCGACGCGCTGCTAGAACTCTGGCCAATCTTCGAGGCTTTCCAAACCCGCTACATCGCAGGCGCGCTTATTCTGGATGCGGAAAAAAACGCCTGACCGCTCTCGCCGACTGGGAGTTCGGCGGGGGCGGTGACTATTGCGCCGCATGCCTATCCGTTTGCGCGGAATGCCCGCGCACTTTGTATAAACCTCTCACCCTGGAAGGCTGGCAGGTCTGGGATCTGGTACAGCGCCTCGGCGGACAGGTTCGGGTGGCTGGTGGCATGAGCGGCAGCGCTGTCCTGGGCTGGGACATGGGCGCGGCCCTGCAACTCGGCGCCGCACTCGGGCTCCCGCCCCTCATCATCGCGGAACTCTTGCCTCCCATTGAGGCCGTGATGGTGCGCAAGACCAACGAAGAGATCGAACACCGACATGGCTGAGAAAAAGGTATCCGTCCGCCTCTCCGCGACTGGTGGGCGCCAGGTGCGTGCCGAGTTGGAAGGCGTCGGCGAGGCGGGTAGCCGTGGCTTGGGGCGTCTCTCGCGCGAGATGGACCAGGCCAACGCACGCATGGCGGCTTTTGCCCGCCGGGCCCGGATCGCGGCGACTGCTGCTGCGACTGCCTTGGCCGGTGCCGTTGTCGCCATGACCCGTTCGACGGTTTCCGCCGCCAACGAAATCGGCCAACTCAGCCAGGTGGCGAATGCGACCCCAGAGGTCTTCCAGCGCTGGTCGGCGGCCTCGGCCACTGTGGGGATCGAGCAAGAGAAACTGGCCGACATCCTGAAGGACGTGAACGACCGGGTGGGAGACTTCCTGCAGACGGGCGGCGGTCCTATGGCGGATTTCTTCGAGAACATCGCGCCAAGGGTGGGCGTGACGGCAGACCAGTTCGCCCGGCTCTCGGGGCCGGAATCGCTGCAACTCTATGTCGACAGCCTCGAGCGGGCGGGCGTCAGCCAACAGGAGATGACCTTTTATCTCGAGGCCATGGCGTCCGACGCCACGCGGCTGATCCCGCTCTTGCAAAACGGTGGCGCGGAGATGACCCGGCTTGGAGCACAGGCGCAGGCGCTTGGGGCGGTGCTCGATGCGGACGCGATTGCCGCGATGCGTCGATCCGAATTGGCGCTGGTCAGCATCGGCCAGGTGTTTACTGGAGTGCGCAACCGGATCGCTGTCGCACTAGCACCCACACTGGAGGCCGCGGCCAACGCCTTTGTATCTTTGGCGGTCTCGACCAGCCCGATCAGCCGAGCCTTCGATGCGGTACTCGCCAATCTCGACCGATTGGCGATCTACGCCGGGACCTTTGCCACATTCCTCGCCGGACGTTGGGTCGCGGCGATGGCCGCCGCGGCGCTCTCTGTCCGAGGCCTCGCCACCACGCTGGTGGTCCTGAAGGGCGCGTTGATCCGCACCGGCATTGGCGCGTTGATCGTTGGCGCAGGCGAGCTGGTTTATTGGTTCACCCGGTTGGTCTCCGGCGCAGGCAGCTTCGGTGAGGCGATGCGGCTTTTGAAGGATGTCGCCGTCGAGGTCTGGGACCGGATCAAGATGGGCGCCAATGCCGCGGGATCGCGCGCCACGACCATGTTTTATGATCTCAAAGCCGATGCCGCGACCGGCATGGCTGGGGCCATAGAGAGCGTCGTGGCTTTTGGCAACACGACGGCGAATACCTTCGAGGGTGCACTCTTGGCCGTCCGCGAAATCTGGTCGCGCTTGCCGGATGTGATCGGCGACCTGGTCTTCTCGGCTGCCAACCGCATGCTCGACGGGATCGAGGCCATGCTGAACGGCGCGATCCGCCGGATCGACGCCTTCACCGGGCGCATTCGCGATGCACTGGCCGCTGTGGGCATTGAAACGACCTTCGGCGAGATTGGCGAAATCAGTCTCGGCGATATTCCGAACCCCTTCGAAGGCGCCTCAGCCGATGCTGGAACAGCCGCAGCAGAGGCGTTTCGGCGCGCATTCGAAGATAACCCGCTCACGGCCCCCGACCTCGGCCTTGATGGCATTGCGGCGGATTCACTGGAAACGGCCAATATTTACCGGCGTGCCGCCACGGACCTCGCGAATGGCGCGACGGCACCGCTTGTCTCCTGGGGCGCGCTTCGCGATGCCGTTGCGGGCACCGGCGAAGAAGGCGCGGCTGCGCTGGATGAGGCGACTGCCTCAGCAGATCGTCTGTCGGATGCCATGGGGCGCGCAGGAGGGGCAGCGGGCAGCGCCGGGGATCGGATCGCCACTGGGTGGCGCGCGGTCTCAGAATCTCTTCAAGCCTATGCCGCAGATGCCCTGAACTGGGGCAGAGGCCTCGGCGAAACCCTGACCGGTGCCTTCAGTGGCGCAGAAAGCGCATTCCGAAGCTTCGTCGAGACCGGCAAGTTCGACTTCAAGGGCCTCGTCCGCTCGATCCTGGCGGACCTTGCGGTTCTGTCGTTCAAGCGCGCGGTGCTGGGGCCCATCGCCTCGGCGCTCTCTGGCATCTTTGGTGGCGGGTCCGTCGCGGCGGCCGTCTCGCATGCGGGCGGCATCGTTGGGCTGTCAGGCCATATGCGGCAGGTGCCCGCGATGGCCTTCGCTGGTGCCCCCCGGATGCATTCCGGCGGTTGGGCGGGTCTCCGCCCCGACGAGGTCCCGACGATCCTGCAGCGTGGGGAACGGGTGCTCAACCGGCGCGAGGCGGCTAACTATGGCCGGGGCGGCAGCACTGGATCGGGCGTAACCGTGAACATCGACGCGCGCGGGGCGCAGATGGGTGTGGCCGAGCAGATCGATGCACGGCTTCGGGCTGCCATCCCGGAGATCGCCCGTATCGCGAAAGAGAGCGTGGCCGATGGGCGACGCCGGGGTCAGGTGATCTGAGATGGCCATTCCTGTCTTGCCGCTGACGCTCGTCACCTCGCTCGAGCGGCGATTGGTTACGTCTGTCGCCGAGGCGCGCTCGCCCTTTACCGGCACGTCCCAGATCCAAGATTGGGGTGCATCGTGGTGGGAATACCAGATCGAGATGGCGGTGACCCAAGGGGCTAATGCTCGGCGGCTTTCGGCCTTCTTCACCGCCCTTGGTGGACTGCGGGGCCGGTTCCTGTTCCCCGATCCATCGATCGAGGTGCCGTTGGCGGCGGGCAATCCCTACGTCACCGAGGCGCAGGTTGCGGGATCATCAACCCTGCGCACGGCCGGATGGGGACTTGGGCTGCGCGCCGGGGACTTCTTCCAGCTGGGCAGTGATGCCACCACGCGGCTTTATCAGCTGACGGCGGATGTGACGCCCATCGGCAGCGAGGCCACGCTCGCCTTCGTGCCGCCGCTCCGGGCCTCAGTCCCGGTCGGCACGCTTCTCGGCCTTGATGCCCCGTCGGTCCTGTTGCGGCTAACGGCCGCGGTCCCCTCGGTCATCGGTCGGGCGGATCAGTACCGCTTCACGATCTCCGCCCGCGAAGCCCTTTAACCAGCGAGGGCCCTCTGATGAGCCGTGATTTGACCCTCGCCTTCGCCACTGCGCTGGCCGATCAAAGCCTGCGGCCTGTCATCTTCTTCGAGGGCGAGTTTGCGACGGGCTGGGTTCGGATCTGGTCAGGTCTGGGAGAAGTCAGCTGGAACAGCCAAATCTGGGCGGGGGCTGGGTCGCTCTTGGGCCTTGGCTCCCTAGACGAAACCGGCGAGGTCGTGGCGGGCGGCACGGCGGTGTCGCTTTCCGGCGTGCCGCTGGACCTTGTGCAAATGGCCATTGATGAGGCGCGTCAGGGTCTGCCGGGCAGGATCTGGCTGGGGCTTATGGCCGAAGATGGCAGCATCATCGCTGATCCGGTTCAGGCCTTCTCGGGCCGGCTCGATGTTCCTGAAATCAAGGATGACGCCGACACCTGCACGATCACCATCAGCTATGAAAGCCGGTTGATCGACCTGACCGTGGCGCGGACCTGGCGCTACACGCACGAAAGCCAGCAGGTCTTGTTCCCGGGCGATCTCGGGTTCGAATACGTCACCGCGATCCAGGACCGCGAAATCACCTGGGGGCGTGGATAGTCATGGCACGCGTCGATCACTGGGAACGCCTTCTGGCCGCAGCCATCGATACGGCACGGGCAAAACCCTTCGTCTGGGG